TCTTCGGTGAGGATTAAAAATTTCATCTGCCTGTCCTCACAGAAGTCCTCGGCTGCCTCCCACTTAGCGCGGTTCTTAGCGTAGGTTAGGACTTCCCTCTTCCAAGAGGCAGTCTTCTTTTTTGGTTTATCATTCGGTGGTTTGGTTTGCTTTTTTGGTTTAACCTCAATTAGATACTTACTAATAGTACCAGTTTTAGATACAACTTTAATGTAGAAGTCAGGATAATATCTGTGTACTCTTCCATCAGTAGGACAACGATAAGGAATGATTACTTCTTCGCTGCCCCACTCCACAATACTGTCATTATGATCACAGAAATACATAAACTTTCTCTCCCACAAAGAACGAAAGATTATCCTAGTTGGATTACCCTTATATTTTTTGGGGTTAGTTGGTTTATAAACACCCGAATATGCCATGATAAATATAGTTGGACCAACTATCCATATTTAGCGTGGCAAAAGGAAGCTTAGGTAAGTTTGTAGACATCATTGCTCAACAGGGTGGTATGTCTTTCAGTAATAACTTTGACGTACAATTTGATTTCTCTACGAATGACAATTTACGAGCACATATGAAAGCCATGGGAGTTGACTTCTCTCAGTTTGGTAAAGGGCAAGCACCATCTAATGATGAAGAGATGAATAGTACTGATGCTGCTTCTGTCCTTAAAGTATTTTGTGAAGAGGCACAGTTACCTAACGTACAAGCAGCAACAGGAACATATTCTGGTAGACGATTGGGTGAAGGTAGTGTAAATTATGCTCACACCAGAATGTATACTGACTTTCAACTGGGGTGGATGTGTGACGCTAACATGACACCACTTAAATTTCTGAATGCTTGGTACACTTTTATTTTTCAAGACTATAATAAAGATGGATCTGAGATCTTTGGTAAAGTTGGTAGTACCACAGCACCACTAGATGCTACCGCTTTTAATACAAGAGGTGCTAGTATGGATAACATGAAAGGAAAAGCAACTACTGGAGAATTAGCAAATGCTGATAAAGAAGTTCGCTTATCATTTCCTGATGAATATCAATGTAACATTGTTATTACAAAATCGGAAAAAGGAAGTCGTGCTCCTAATGGTAGACCATCTATGATGTATACTCTAGTAGATTGTTTTCCTTATGCCATTGATGCTGTGCCATTATCTTATGGAGCATCACAGGTAACTAAAGTCACCGCCAACTTCTACTATCGTAGATATAATATCCTGTATAATGATGTTAGAAAAATGAGGGGTTGATTACATAAATCTCGGAAAATTTTTTCCACTATTTTTTCCTTAAAAAAGTCGATCTAAATATTATTGTATATCATAAGTTATTATGTCAGCATTACCTACCTTGTCAGTGCCTACCTACGAGGTAGCACTACCCTCTACAGGGAAAAAAATTAAGTACAGACCATTTCTGGTAAAAGAAGAGAAACTATTGTTGCTTGCTACTGAATCTGAAGATGAGAAAGAAGTAGAAGATGCTGTAAAATCTATTCTCAAGGCATGTATCCAGACAAGAGGAGTTAAAGTAGAAAATCTAGCATCTTTTGACTTGGAATATCTCTTTTTAAAGATTAGAGGTGCCTCTGCTGGTGAAGATATTAAAATGAGAGTTACTTGTCAGGATGACAATGAAACTGTTGTTGATGTCGAGATTAATATTGATGATGTTGAGGTATTTAAACCTGAAGGACATGATAATAAAATTATGATCCAAGAAGACGTTGGTATTGTTATGAAATACCCTGGTGTGGATCAGTTTATTAATATTACATTATTAAACAAGGATCTTAACTCAACTACCGAGGTCTTTGAACTAGTTGCTAAGTGTGTTGATCAAATCTTTCAAGGTGAAGAGGTTTGGGAAGCATCTGACATGAAGCTACCCCAGATTATTGATTTTCTTGAGGGTATGACTCAAGTACAGTTTGAAAAAATTCAAACGTTCTTTGAAACCATGCCTGTGCTAAGACATGAATTACAAGTTACAAATCCCAACACTAATAAGGTATCTGTCTTTACGTTGGAGGGTTTACAGTCTTTTTTCGGGTGAGCATGTTCTATAATACTTTAGAAAATTATTATAGGACAAACTTCTCCCTTATGCAGCATCATAAATACTCTTTGACAGAGATTGAAAATATGATGCCTTGGGAGAGGACTGTTTACATTTCCCTCTTGAACGTTTGGATTAAAGAACAAGAAGAAGCTAGAAAAGCAGCAGAACGTAGATGAGTCTCCCCACTCCACCATCAGGAATACTAGACAGAGATCAACCATGGTATCGTGGTAAGATTAGTGATGCTCAGTGGGATAGAGTCAAGGCAAAACTAACTGGTGGTACTGATGCTGGTGGTACATCATATTCTAAATTAATTGACTGCTCTCTAGGAGAAGCAGAGAAAATTATTTCTAACATGAAGAAGGATCCCCGAGGGTATCCTCAAATGTACATGCCTGGTGGTGGTGAAGCCTATCAGGTAATGATTGATTACTATCAATTCCTGAAGGATGCTTACTTATTTGATGAACCTAAACCAGAACCAGAAGAGATACCTGTAGAGGTAGAGGTTGTAGAGGTAGAGCAAAAAACAGTTGATGAACCAATTGTTATTAAGATTGAAGCTCCCTTTGAATCAACACCTGAGGTAAAGTTATCAGCACCTAAAAGAATTTCTGTACCACGTAGAAGTGGTCTCATTACTCCAACGATTAAGAAAAAATCCACTGCTGAAAGAATGGCAGATGCATTTACTAATAATCTTCTTGATCCTTTAGTAGATAGCATTCAAAACCCACCTGCTCCTGCTCAACCAAAACAAAGGAAGCAGAAAGAAACTCTTGTTAAAATTAAGAAGGCAGTAAAACCTAGTAAGTTTGACTCTAAGTATACAGAATCAAAAGGTGGCAAACCTTTTGAAAATCTTACTGCCTTCGCTGGTCTTAAGATTAAGAATGCTTTTGGTCGTGCTGCTGAAGCCAGAAGAATGGCAACAGAGACAGGGATGCCTGAGCAGAAGAAAGGATTCTATGCTACCCGAGCATTAGGATTTGAGTTTGGTGGTGATCGTATTGCTAGAACAAGGGGTACGTTTGCTAAGAGTCCTGATGCTACATTAGATCCATCACTGACTAAACAGCAGAGATATGTACAGGGTATGTTTGGCACCCGTACTGTTCGTGGTGCTAGTAATTTTGATAAGAATATTGTTGAAGTTACGAAACGTTTTGAAGGTCTACAGAAAACATTTGAAGATGTAATCAATACTAAGAAAAAATCTCCTTCCTCCAGTGAAACTGTAGAAGAGTTTAATAAGACTGTAGAAGAGATTCGTGATGCTCTACAGAAGGGCAACAAATTACAGAAAGGTATTAACGAAGCAAAGAAAGATCAAGCAAAACTTGCTAGAGATGCTGCTGATGATGCTCAGATGGATGCTGAAGAAGCAGCGATGGAAAAAGGTACTGATAATGCTACTTTAACTGATGTAGAGAAGGGAGAAAAGCAAAAGAAGAAGAAGAAGCGTAGATTTAATCCTCTCGATTTATTAAAGAGGTTCAAAGGTCTTAGAAAACTATTCAAGAGACTTAAAAATCCTATCAAAACTGCTAAAGCTCTCCAACGTTTAGCAAGTCAGAAGATTAACAAAGCATTGAAACCTGTTAAGGCTCTTGCTGAAACTGTAGCGACAAACGGAAGGAAAGTTGTTGACGGTGCTGTAGAACTTGGTAAGAGGTTTAAAGGTGGTGCTGTTGATGCTGCTGGTAAAGCAACTAATGCTGTTAAAGGAGGGTTGGGTGCTGTAGGAGGATTCTTTAGTCGTGTTGGTGATGCTGTTAAGGGTGGTGCCAGAAGAACATGGGATGCTGCTACAAGTATTGGTGGATGGATTGGCAAGAAAGCTCAAGCAGCAGGAGATCTAATTGCTTCAGCACCAGGAAAAGTAGGAGCACAACTTAAAAAGTTTGGTGTACCACAGACCTGGGATGACTTAGTTAAGTTGGTGAAGAGTCCTATGGGACAGCAAGCTGTTGACCTTGCTCTCGGTCCTATTGGTAAGTAT